GGCGCTCAGGCTCGGGAGCGCTAGCAGCAGCGGCAACAGGCGCAACGGGCGCAGCGGTCACCTCAGGAGTTGGAGTGGTGGCCGGGGGCGCCCCGGCCTGTGCCTGGTCAGTCATGGATTCGTTCTCAGCAGGGGGGAGGATTTCTGCTCCTACGCTCACGCTACCGACTGCACTCCAGAGCGCTAACGCATCAGGAACACGATCGAATCGACCACCAGGCAGCGGCGGCACGCTTGCCTGCACCTCCGCCGGTGCTGACACCTCATCAGCTAGGCCGACCGCTACCGCTGCCTCAGCGCTGAACCAGGTTCCCGCGCCGCCGTTGTTCTCCATCCATGCAGTCACCAGTTCCGGCGCCTGTCCCGTCCGCTGGGCATACGTATTGCGGTAGCTCTCGGAGTAGGTGTCGAGCATGTCGGCTCGGTTGCGCATCGTCGCCGCATCGCCCTGGGCGCCGCCCCAGCAGTTGTGAACCATCATCAGCGCATTGGAGGGCATCACGATTCGATCCCCAGCCATCGCCACCATCGACGCGGCGGACGCCGCCACGCCATCAATCACGACCGTTTTCTGCCCCTGATACCGGGCCAGCATGTCATGGATGGCAATCCCCGCGCCGGCATCGCCTCCATAGCTAAACACGTTGACCGTGATGTCACCGCTCAGCACTCCCAGCGCCGCCGCCACATCATCGGCCAGCACATCAATTCCAACATCCCCATAAAGCCTTAGCGACTGCTTTCCAGCAGCGGCTAATACTTTCACGCCCAGCATCATGCAGTTGCAGCTTGCTTCAAGCTACCGAAGGCAGACAACTGCATCCCTTGCCATTTTTCCCGGTCCTGCGCATATTCGGCAAACACCTCCTCAGGATCCCTACCTAACATCCGCTGCGCTTCGCTCAGGCTCATCAAGCCGCCCTGAATTGCTTCAATCATCATCGGAATCTCTTTCGTTGGGTCGATCATCTCCCGCCGTGGTGGTGTATGAATCCAGCTCACATTTCCGCGTAATGCCCCCATCATCCGCGCCAGGTCGTCATGCCAGCGGCACACTGGATTCAGCAGCTGCGGAGTTGTGACCTTGCCCTGTAGGTACAGCACCCGCCGCGCAAACTCCAGCCAGCCACCACGGAAGCTGGAATAGTTCACATTGGATAGATCACCCGTCAGGCTTTCATATGTCACGTCATAAGCAACCGCCACAGCACGCGCATATTCCTTGTGGGTAGCAACAAAGTCACCCGCGCCAGGTGGTGTTGCAAGCCTTATATCCATCCCTGGCGGCAGCTTCTCAACGGCTCCAGGCTCCAGGCTGTCAAAATCAATTCCTGTCGTACTACCAGCTTCGGCAGGTTCGCTGTCAACAACAAACGCAGCAAAACATGCAGCGATCTTTTCCCGCATCTGCATGGCCTCCCTGATTGTTCCCATATCCCGCAACGTCAGAATGGCCGCCGTTCCAAATGGGATCCCCATCCGCTGCCCCGGCCGCCGACAGTCAAAGTGCAGGATGATTTCTTCCTTTGGTACAAACGTCGAAGTAATCCTCACCCCATTGGTCATCACCGTTTCACCTGGGTGGCTATCGCGCAGCCAATAACCCATCAGCCGCCCGTCGCTATCAAACCGCTGGCCGAACAGAATATCTGTTCCATTGTCCTTGTTGAAATCCAGCCAGTCCGGCTCCAGCACCTGCAGCTGCAGCGGCACCAGTCCCTTATCCATCAGCGGCGCATGGATCCGCTTGCGCACAATGCACGCACCCCGCACTGCTGTTGTCCTTGCAATAATTGATTGCAGGCCATACCAGTCGCTGATGCCGTAGAAATCACAATCTGTAGACTCTGCCCAATTCTTGAACGTTCGCTCGTACTTCTTTGTTGCCCCCAGCGGTTTCGACATAATGCCGTCACCGATCCAGTTCTGAACAATTACACTCACCGCCCTACTTGCCAGGGGCTCATCATCCACCAAACTCTGATGGCGTTTTACCAGCCACCACCAGGCGGCCTTCAGATCAGAATTAGGCCCTGAACTTGTTGCCCACCATCCCTCAGTTCTGCGCGTCTGCTTTGCCGCTTCAAACGCCTTGATCCGCAGCTGGGTCACCTCATCCCGCAACCGTGCCAGCTCGCCGCCTTTCTTTGTCATGTGCAGCGGCTCACGCTGAAATACGTCCGCCGGATCCGTTGATTCGTACTGCTTTCCTCCAGCTCTCCCGCCATGATCCGCTCTAGCTGCAGCATCTCCGCCAAGCTGCGATATTCCACCCGGCGGCCATTGGTTGCCACCACCAGCACTCCCTCAGCAATTGCCGCCCGAAGGTCCGTTAGCTGCTGCAGGGTGTAGGCCATAGGCACACGCTAACGATCCAACCAACCCCCGCGCTTGCGCTCCCGAGTGGCAGCACCATCGCGCTCAAGCCACCCACTACCCGACCGCTCAGCCTTCGGTACTACCGGGGCCTGGGCCACGTGGCCCTCGACGTACTGCCCCAGCCCGGCCGCCAGTTGGTCCCACATCGTCGCGCGGTTATAGCGGCGGGACGCCAGCTGCAGCGCCGCATAGGCCATCCTCGTGCAGTCTCCGCCCTCGTCACGGCTTCCTGTTGGCAGCGTCCAGCTATACGACACATGGCCCTTATCGCGCCTTGGCATCCGCTTCCATGGGAACAGCTCTGCCAAAAATTGATCCGTTGCCGCCATTCCAAAATGCAAATATCCAGGGCCTGGATTTTCATTCCTTAGCCGGCCCTGTAGGTGATTAACGCTGACTTCGTATCCAACCTGATACAGCAAAACTCCGCGCTTCACAATGCCTTGATTCTTTCGATTGACATCAACCGGAGTGCCGCGAGAAAGCAACGGCTTCCCCTTTGCGTGCTCGCCCTTCATCGGCACCCACTGCCCCGACCTGCTGCGGCACCAATCCCGCACCTCATGCGTTGCAATGCCGCCGTCATCAATGCCGCCCATCGTCAATTTCATTTCCGTTCCGTCAGCGCGCTTCCAGCGTGTCGCCGCAATCTGATCCAGCTGGTCCAGCGTCTCCACTTGCTGAGGGTCGCCGTCGATCTCCCAGTGGCCCAGGTGCCAGCCCTCCTCGCCTCTGCCCCATCCCCAGACCGTCACCACCAACCGCTCATAAAGCGTCCCCGCTCCACCCTGCACATCAACCCCAGCGGTAATCATCAACACGCCATCAGGAACCACCCCCTCGGCGTAGCCATTGCCGGCCGCTTCGTCCTTGCGGCGCTCGGCCAACCCATCAGCGGTGAGCTTGCCGCTGATGGAGTCCTCCCACGGCTCGCCCAAAACCGTGTTGTGAAACGTCTGCATTGCGTCGGGATCCCCTCTGCGCATGGCGTCCAGGGCTTCGGCGTGCTCCCGAACCAAGACTATCCAATCGGCCGCCGGGCTGTAGCTGTAGGCCGCCCAGATGTGAAACGAAACCAGCCCCGGCTGTTGGCTGATCGCCGTGGCCCGCCATTCGCCGCGCTCCACCATCCATCTCTTTTTGCTATGGGGGATCGGCTTGGCGCAGTTCTCGCACTCGTAGTGCCCAGCGTGCTCACCATCGCGGATCATCTGCTCCCACCGCAGCACCTGCATCGCCAGACAGAACGGGCACGGCACAAAATAGCGGCGTTGATCGCCTCGCAAAAAATACTCTTCAGTCTTGCCGCCCTTGAAAATTGGTGTGCCGCCTAGGCCGATCTTGCGATCCCAGTAATAATCAGCGCGGTTACGACCGAGCTTGATAGGATCGCCCTCATCAAGTCTGGGGTAGGCGTCCAATTCATCAAATAACACAACCTTGCGCGACTTGCGCCGAAAACTCCGGCCGCTGGCAGCATTCACAATATCAATCAATCCGCCATTGCTTAACTGCTTTAAAAGTATCGTGTTGCTTGCAGTATTGCGGGCCTTGCTCTCTGAAATCAGGCCGCGCAAAACTGGCGTATCTTCAAACAACGGTTTAATTTCTTCTTTTGAGTATCCTTCCGCATCTTCTTTGACCGGCTGAACGATCATCACCGGGCAAGGATCTTGGTGGCTGTAATACTGCACCACCACACCCAGCATCTTTGTCCAGCCCACCCTGGCCGATTTCATGGTGGCCACCGTCTCCACAGTCGGGTCGGTAAACGCATCCAGGATTTCCCGCTGATACGGCAGCGTGCTCCACCGGCCTTTTTCCGCTGCGTTGCCAGTCATCACCGCGAACTCATCGGCGTATTGGCTCAACCGCAGCTGCGGCGGTGGCTTGAATCCCGCCAGGATCTGCCGGGTCAGTTCGCCAACGTCAGCGCTGATCATTCCCGCACCTCCCCGGCCGCCAGCTCATCCAGGGCCTCGCGGATCAGCGTGGTCAGTAGCTCCACCTCCTCGATCTCCAGGTGGGGGATGCGCTGCTTGGC